TGCCAGGCATAAATAATAGTATGAATCTATATGATTCAACACATTTAAAGGAATATTAAAATGGCATATACAACACGTACACATGGTGACTTTCAACCAGTAATGAACTATGACGCAGCCGGCTATACAGTTGGCTCAGTTAACGCAGTTACATCAGCAGCTCCAGTTCAACCACAAGGTCCAAAGTTAGACTTCTTCACAATCGCTTTGGCTAACGTAGCTACAAACGGTACAGTATTGTTAAATTGTGTTAACGCAATTCAACAATTGGCTACTATTTATATCTATGAAGTAACTGATACATCTACAGACACAATAGCTATTGCTGTCTATCCAACAGGCGCTTGGGCAACAGGTACATTAGATACAGCTACTGGCGGTACAACTACAGCTGGTGCAAGTTTCACTAGCTAATTCAAACTTAGTTTGATAAAGAGCCCAAGAATTTCTTGGGCTTTTTTACCTCTATAAATACTGTATGTCATATAGAATTAGATGTTATACGTTGTTTAATATTAAAAATACCGGAGTTACTGGCCGTAGAATTCCTGATAATTTGTCTGACGATGAAAAATCAAAATACACTAAAGCTAGAAATTGTCAGTTAAATTTTGATACTATTTTACAAGTGATATCAATGAGGGGTCAACCTGAAAATATTTCAGATGTATCTATGGAAACAATTAACTTTACAGAATTTGGAAAGTTTGGATTTTTATATGATACTGACGAAGACCAGCAATGTTATAACTTTGAATTTACAGTACCTTTTGGTAATGTATTCAATGATGGTGTTGATGAGTTAGGGGCATTATTATCTGATTGTGACGGAGTTCCTGTCATAAAGGTAGACGGAGAATATGATAAATTCCCATCATTTTTAGATATCAGTCCCGAACTAAGAAATGTATTTTTTGAGGTAGTCAATGAACGAGAATAAAGTATTTGATATTGTTAAGAAAATATTCAGCAAAAATGAAATAAATCATCTTGCTGAAAGTTTAATTATTGAAAATGATGTAGGTTATGAATTATATAACAAATATCAAATTACCAAAATTGATGAAAAGTTCTGCGTTCAAAAACATAGCAGTCATTTAAACAAAACCTTCTACAGTCTAAGAAATGCGGTTATTTGGACTACTTTTGACAAAAGAAACTATCTCACGGACAGTGACATAGTAGCTAGATTAGACACCCAACTTGAGGGTTTGGATACTAATATTCAAATTTACAAAAATTTATGTGATAAAAGCAAGAACTATGAAGCAAAAATCGTTTATTTTACTAAATTAAGTGAGAATAGGCTTAAAAGAAAATATGTGATGGAAAAGATAGACACTTATAGCCAACAAGTCAAAATTTGGCAAAATAAGATGTTTAATGAAGCCATAAAATAATTTATAAAGTGATAAATATATTATCAGTACTCTAGGAATATACTATGAAACTAACAGAATTTAACTTAAAACCAATTACAGTTGCTAAAAAAGCACTCAAGGAACACTTCAATACTGAATTGAGACTTGACAAATTTAGCCTGTATGAAACAGAACGTATGATGCGTAAGGTCAATGGCCTTATGAATGAAATGCGCCAAAAGAACAGTGCCCAGAGCACTGAAAAGAATCCAGCATACTTAAAACTAGTATTCATGGAACAAGCATTAAATCATCACTATGGTGAACTTAAGGCTCTTCCACTATACAATACACGTATTGTTTTAGAGAACGAAGAAGTTGAAAAGTCACAAGTTATTTTGGCTGCACAAGAAATGGTTGACTCTATTCAGAAAATGGTTGAACAAGTTTCTGACATGTTAGTTAAAGAACTACCAGCAGTTGTTGACGGTGTTAATAGTGAAGTTGGTACAAATGAAGGCCAACAATTTGAACAACAAACTACAGAAGCATTGACAAGTCTACAAGCCGCATTGACACAAGCTAAAGGTACATTGAACGGCGCTCTAGGATCTATTACAGGTCAAGGTGGTGATATGTCTATGCCAGGTTCTGATATGGGAATGGACATGGGAATGGGTGATGAAGATGGCATGGGTGCAGGCGAAGACATGGCTGACTTGGGCGGTGAAGAACCCGACGATGAACTATCAGACCTTCCAACTGAACCAGATGAAGAAGAAGCAGTAGCTGGCGTAGGTCGCCCGACTCGTTAAAATGAGACTGTACGAATTTGTTGAAGATGATCCACTACGTGTTAAGTTGCAGGCTGTTGCCAACCAACTTAAAGACAGAGTAGTGGATTCAGGTAATACAATAAGTACAGACGAATTATTAAATTATTTCAAAGATAATGAGATAGGTATTGACAAAGCAGATTTATTTGATATTGTCAAAAAAGAACCTTTAGTAAACATCATTCATAATGTAAATAAAGATGAAGTTATATTCAAGGGTCAAGAAGGTACAGAACAATTAGGCAAGCCTCCAAAGCCAAGCGATAACAAAAAAACTCTCTCTACAATGGCTAAACGAGCGATGAGTTAACCAAAACTATTGTACTACAGAGAAATTTGTAGTACAATTGCCATATGTACATTCCCGATAAATTTAAATACGAACCTATCAAACGTATTGACACACCAGAAGGGCGCAGATATGCAACACCTGATGGTAACAAACTTCCCTCAGTCACTACAATATTAGATGCTACTAAATCAGAAGAATCTAAACAAGCATTACAAAACTGGCGTAAACGAGTGGGTGCAGTTCAAGCACAAGCAATTACAACAGAAGCCGCAGGACGAGGCACACGTATGCACAAGTGGCTTGAAGATTACGTTAAGACAGGAGAGATAGGAACACCTGGATCTAATCCCTATAGTATTCAAAGTCATCAGATGGCAACAAGTATCATTGCTCAAGGATTGAGTAAATGTAATGAATATTGGGGTACTGAAGTTCCAGTATACTTCCCGTCAATATATGCCGGTACAACTGACTTATGTGGTATACATGATGGTAGTGAAGCTATCATGGATCATAAACAAACAAACAAACCTAAAAAGCGTGAGTGGATTGATGATTATTTTGTACAATTGACTGCTTATGCTAATGCACATAACGAAGTACACGGTACTAAGATACGTAAGGGTGTTATTTTTATGTGTTCAGCCGCTAACGAGTATCAGGAATTCGTACTTGAGGGCACTGAATTTGACAAATACACTGATGTTTGGTTTAAAAGGCTAGAACAATACTATAGTCGGTTCGTTTAATTGTTGATAAATAATATAATCAAATAAAGATTATATTATGGCTATTGTACAAATATCAAAAATCATTCATAGAACGGGCGCAAATATTGATTTGCCTCAATTAGATATTGGGGAAATAGGTTTTGCTACTGACGAACAACGTGTATACATAGGGAATGATCCTGCAATTGTTCCACCTCTAGGATCTACTACTCAAACAGAAATTCTCACAGCTAGTTCTACACTTGATTTTTCTAGAATTCAAGGATCTCAAAATGCTAGTGCAAATTTTTCAACATTAGAAAACGGACAATTGATAGGTGTTAATGTAGCGGCTAATATTGCTACGATTGTTAATGTCGGCGGTACAGCAGGTGGAGAAATTAATTTAGGTGCTGTAGGTAATGTTAAACTCAACGGCGGAACTAATGGATATTTCCTTCAAACTGACGGCGCTGGTAATCTAGCATGGACTAGTTCTGTAGGTAATGTAACGATTCCGGGTACGCCCGGCGGCTCAAGTACACAACTACAATTCAACAATGCAGGTAACTTTGCTGGTGACAGTCGTTTGACATTTAATGTTGCAACAGGTATTATGACCATGGCCGGTAACTTGAATGCTACCGGTAATATCAATGCATCAAATATATATGGTCCTATACAAGGTGTCATCGGTGCAACAACACCTAACTTAGCAACATTCACCAGCGTAACAGTTAACAATAATTTAATTGCTACTGGTAACGTGACCGCCGATATTGTAATATCAACAAACAATAATGCCGGTGAAAACTTTAAAGTTGGTGATGACATTTGGATTGGTGATATCAATCTTTCTGACACAATGCAACTTAAAGGTGTAGCAGATTCAGCAAATGCATATATTGTATTTGGTGATAGTGATACTAACGCATTAGGTCGTAGTGGGACAGGCCCATTAACATATGATGGTGACTTTGAAGCATCAGGTAATGTAACTGGAAACAATCTAGTGTTAAGCACATGGTCTATGTTTGCAAACGTTGATGGATTGTATGCTACTGATGGTAGTAATACGTACTCCATCAATATGACCCAACTCTGATAAATATATAGTACATTCTTAATTCTGAGAATTTATGCGGTCCCCACCGCGTAGTGGCTAGAACCCACACACATATAAGGAGAAAACAAATGGGACGTCCTCTAAAAATAATGAAAAACAATTCTGCTGCCAGTCCATCTGGATTAGTAGATTCTGGTTATCCAAATGATGGAACAACAGACAATGGATTTGATGAAAATAATCCAGGTGTAGTCGGTGGTAATATTCCTGATTTTGATGAAAGTTATGTAATTGATGCTGATGTTTGTATTGAACAAGCACAATATGGTACAATTTATAGTACTGCTGGTATTACTGTAGTTTGGGGTGCTGGTGATGCAGACTTTACAAATACGTTAGGAGCAGATTCTATAATTTATGCTGCCGGATTAGATGATGCCATCGGTGTTGTTAATACAGTCAATACACCGGTGACAGTTACTATTGATGCAGCAACCGCTGGTACTACTGATGCTTTCACAACTAAAGGTGCAGTAGCCGCTACAGAATTAGTTGAAGATGGTCCAGTTGTATTATCTGCTAACTATGCAGGTTTAACAGGTGGTGTAGTTTACTATGTAAAAACAGTTGTGAACAGTACAAGTTTCACCGTTAGTGCTACTCCAGGTGGTGCAAAACTTGACTTGACCGTTGAAACAAATGATATCACAGCATCACAAGGTCAAACAGTTACACTAGATGCAGTTGCAACTGCGACTGTTTCTAATAGTGCATGGACAAGTGCTACACCTGACAATGGTTATATTGTTCGTCAAAAAGGCAAGAGAAAATTCTTAGTTGCACGTGATTATAATGTTCAAGATGAATTCATTGCTCAAGGTGGTACATACATGATTACTGCTGTTAGCGATACAGATTGGCAAGCACTTGGTGCAGGTCCTGATGCTACAAACGGTAAGATTTTCACGGCTTCAACAAGCATTCCTTCATTGACTACTAATGGAGTTTCATATGCATTGGGTGTTTGCACATTAGTTAATAAGGCAAGAGCATCATTATTAAGAAATGAAATGAGTATTAACTTGAACAAAGCAAGTGGTGCAGATGTTAAGGCATCTTCTATTACTGACCACTTTGTAGTTGACTTTACAGACAACGGCACAGATGAAAATATTGGTACTAAGTATATCGCAACATTTGATGGTGCAAGTGATACTGAAGATCCAGCAACAGGTCTTATATCTGTTGCAGTTGAAAACTATTGCTAATCAGTTTTTACTGAAACAAAAAAGCCGCATTATGCGGCTTTTTTTATTAGCTTTTTCATTTTATCTTGTACAACATCAAAGTTAACAGTATTAAACAATCCGGGATGCAATGGTTTGGGATATTGTTCATAGTCTATCCAAGCATAGCCAACATGTTCTTCATTTAATACTGGTATAAATTCATCATCTATTTTACAAAAGAATGTATGATATGTGAATGTGTTATTAACAAATTTTTGAATAGGTATTAATTTAGCATCATTCGGAAAATATTGTATTTCTTCCATGCATTCACGTACCAGCCCCTCAAGCAATGTTTCACCCTCATCTACTTTACCACCGGGGATTCCCCATGTGCTGGGCATTTTATTATCATTGCGTAGTAAGAATAAAAATCTTTTGGTCTTTTCTGCATAAAAAAATAGTCCAGCAGAAATGTTTTTAGTACTCATGCTATGATTTATCATAACATGACTTGCCCATATTAAATTACAATAGAGTAATCACCTTGGTCATACCATCCTTCATATGATTTCATCCACATACCTTCAGCATATCTATATTGGATGCTAGTAGTTAGATTAGTTACATATTGTACATCAGTTAATTGAGTACTATCAAAACTAACTAACCAATCAACACCATCAAATTCAATAATATCATTAGCATGTGCTACTACGTTGCCCCAAGAAATTGAAGGGTTAGAATTGAATTCATTACCTATGCTTTCTACAATTAGATAGCGTTGCCCTAATTCTGCAACCGGCAAACCATGATCTGGACCTTTTGTTTGTGGATTGATAATGCTGTCTACTGGATCCAATGTATTTTCAGGTAGTGTGTCCGGGTCAACTGTAAATATTAAAAGTCTGTCATCATTGGGATTAAAAGCTATAGTACCTACAATTTCAGTATCCATATATGGATTTTCTAACCATATTTGACTGATGCCAGGTTTAACAGTACCGTATACATTCAGTACACTTTGCCAATATATTGATGTGTCTGGATTAGACGGAAGATCAAGTGCTTCATTTCTGGGATAAAAATCTTGATTAGCTGGTAATATTTGTAAGCTGTTACCAATTAAAAGTAATTTGTATCCATACGGCGTAATTTTCTGCCTAGTCCCTAATAACAAATGATCGTCCTGCATGTCTGTTAATGCATTACCTTTAAAAATACTAGCAATAATCTTATGTATAACGCCCATTTTTCTAATTTTAGCACTAGAACTAATCCATATTGGCATATAGAATTTCCAACTCAGAACATCAATAGGATTTCCTGTTCCTTGTGGTATAGTACGACTGCTAAAAGTTAAACCGTCTTGATATACAACTGACAATGATGTCCAGTCAATAAAGTTATCAGTACTTTGTAATTCCATACTTGGATTAAACAACACACCTAACTGTTCAATCAATTCTAGTTTTTGATTATAATTTGTAGTCCAAAAATCTACAGTAATTTTTAATGTATATGGAACTGGCATCACACGTTCAACTGTAAATGCTTGTCCTTGTGTTGTTGTATAAGTTTGTGTTTCAGGGTTATAGGTACGTTGTCTCACACTTGTTTTGTCAATGAAATATGGATCCTGTGTGCGTTTTTGATCGTACTCTAGTCCAGTAATATAATATGTTATCAACGGTGCACTTGGTAAACTGCTTGCACTGTTGTTTGCTTGTACGGCTGCAGCCATTCTACTTGCATCACCATATTGTATCGGTACACGTATTAGAATATCATTTCCTGCAGGATCTTTGCCTTTAGTTACTTGCCAGTTAGAAAATACTCTAGCGAACTGTATTAAAAATCTACGAATTTGATTGTCATAAAAAAACTTTGCCATTGTTTACCTTAATCGGGTTGTATTGATAATAATGTTGACAATGGTTGTTGTTGTGGAACCACTGTACCATCTGTTAATGTTAGTGTTTGGTCGTTATTAATAAACGATGCCATTTGACTTTGTTCACTAGGAACTGTACTATCAAATCCAACACCACCGCGTGAATTTTGAGCTATCCGTACCCACAAACTTCCATCATAGCGATATAATAAGTTTGGAAGATAATCTGTACGTAGGAAATAATCTCCTACAGTAGGATTAGCTGGGAATGTTATTCCTGATCCAGTAGGAAGACCATTAGGAGCCGAACCATCACCAATCATGTAGCCATTTGTGTATCCAAAACCTGCAGGACTTGTACGTGCAATATATACAAATCTAGGATCACAGTCAGCACGATAATCCATTCTGCTATCTATTGGGTTCAGTAATGTGTCAAAGAATGGTTCTACTACGATTGCTGTACCGGCTGGCATATAATTTATAGTAGGGTAATTGACTGTAAACGTGTTATTTGTTAAATCTATTGAAACAATTCTGGTGTCACCGGTGAATATATTAATAATAATTCCATTATCCGTAGTTACACTAGCAGAAACTTCATTCTCTATAGCGATATCTTGTTTATCGTTTAGTGGTTGTACACTTATTACCGTACTACCTATA